GAATGACTCACTTGAGCGCCCATGTTATTTACTTCAACAAGAACTGCAGCTCTATTATATGCTATGGCAATACGATGTACGATTTCGGCATAATCTAATGGTGTAGTTAAATTATTACGATAAACGCAAGCTTGTTGATATGGCATTTGTGATACGTCAATAACTTGGAAAGCAGAGTAATCTAAAGATCTACCTTCAGATACGTCAACAACAATAACATATCTATGACCTGATATTGGTGCCCAATAAACTGAAAGACCATCTTTAGTATTTACTGGCGTTTGGTGGACAAGCTCTTTAAGTTTCCAACCAGCGATAAGCGTGCCAGAGGATCCCATAAACTCGACACAATATTCCTGCTGGAATTTTTCTGTATCAAAGTTCATAGAAGCGAGAGTATCAGTTCTCCACTTTTCATCACGTCCAGGAACAGCATCCCAGATAACCTGAATAGGTTTGTAGCCATTTCGATTTTCTTTAGCATTAACCCAAAGCGAATAAAAATGGTTTAAACCATTAGGCGTCGACACGAGGATAATTTTTGATTCTTCACCAGACGAAATGGTAGGATAAACTGAGGTAAAGAAAGTATCCCAGTTTTCGATAAACGCTGCTTCGTCGATAAACAATAGGTTGATAGAATAACCACGGATAGCAGATGCAGATGTTGCTGTTGCAATAACACGAGAGTTATTTTCAAGTTCGAAAGAACCTTTGTTCCATTCTTTCATACCATGCTGTAGCCAACGAGGTAGATGCTCGTACGCGAGCTGCACACGCCCGAGAATTTCTCTTGCCGTTTCGCCTTTGTTAGCTAATAGGGCGACAGTCTTATCAGCATGAAATATAATATACCAAAGGATAAATCCACAAGTTACGGTCGATTTACCAGCCTGACGAGCAGTTGCTATGATATTAAAACGATTTTCTTTCATCGCTAATATCATTTCTTTTTGGTAATCATATAGTTGAAAACTTACCAAACCTTTATTGATGTTGATAATTTTCATATACGATTCAATGAAATAAATTGGATCTTCAGAACATTTAACGTATTCTTCAACTAGCTCTGATGTCCATTCAATTTTTTGATTGAATCGTTTTAAATTTAGGTTACCATTATAACCTTTAAGTTTACTTAGATCCACCATTTTTCATATCCTCGATAACTTTTTGAAGATCTGCAGTAGAACCAACGAAAAGGTTATTTGTTACTTGTGCTTGATCATTAATTGGAGCGTCAGCAGCACTGATTGCACGAATTTGTTTCTGAAGTTCCATAAGATCTTTATTAGCCTGAAGCATAGTATCCATCAGTTTGGCTAATACTTCAAAAGCTCTTGGATGCTGAGAAGAGTCTGCTATTTGTGCTAATTTTTCCATTGCATATGTTCCGTTTTGAATTACTTCATGGATATTACCACGAGCCATTTCAAAATCGCTTTTAGCAGAATCATCATGAGCCTTAGCAACTATAGCTTTAACAGGATCATGTATAGGAGTTAAATTCAAAGCATTATATATCGGATTGTTATTTCCAGTTGTCATGTGCTCACATTAGTATTGTTTGTTACATAGCCAAAATCAGAAGTAGCTGTAATCAAATGGGGATCTACAGATAAAGCAGCGTTAGATGTTGGTGCACCGCTTGGTGTTAAACCTGGTTGTGTTTGCAAAAATGCAACAGGACTTGTGTTCCCAACATATTTGTAAAGTTCTCCATCAGTTGCGCCTTGTGGAGTATAAAATACGCTGTTAGCAAATTTAATGATTTTACCTGTTTTAACTGGACCAAAAATGTAACCCTTCATGGTAAAATCTAAAGTCCACGTTAGTGATCTACGATCTTTAAAATCACCATCATAAACGTCATCCTGAGAAATCGTATTCAATATCAATGGTATTTCCATAGTAATTTCCATTTCTGGAATTAAATGTACCGTAGTTGTCCAGTCTGGTGTAAAATATGGAAGGATTTGCTCTACAATTTTAGATCCATCTTCTGCATTTTTAACCATAATATGGAGCCTAAATCCAAAATTATATGGAACAGGAACGTATTGGTATTTCAAAGTTTCAGGATTGGCAGAATTAACAACTGCATGTTTTCTTACGCTACTTATTTTTCTATCACCATCATAACGAATATCTGTCATTTCGAAAGCCATAAGAGGTAATGTAGGAGTTGCAGTTTGACGATCTAGATTAGGATCAGCGCCCACACGAGCGAGCATTTTTTCTTTTGGGCTGTATGTGATAGGTACTTTGATAAATTGTGTTGTGTGACCAGTGTTATTAGTTCTAGTAATATTAATACGATCAAATAACGTACCAAATAAAGTAACATATTTTCTCATGGTAGAAAAATAAAATGTTTGATTGAACATTTAAATGACGCCTTCACTAAATGGATCGACAACCGAGAAGTCGATAAAATCATTCGAACCAATTGTGAAATTATCCGAACCATCGTTTAATGTGTTGTTTTCCGCCCCTGGTACTGTAGATTCGAGGTTGTATTGATCGACAACAATGTAATTGTCGTTTTCATCAACAAATGGCATGCCATCTTCGTCTACAATAGAATAATCGAGAATGTTGGTTGAAAACTTAGTTTGAAGAATATCAATTTCTGGTATGCCAGTGTTGAATATCTCATTACTGTATTCGAATAATTCACAAGTAAGTTCCCAAGTTTGTAATCCACCTAGCTGATAAAACATTTCGAGCTTGCTGACTGATTTAATTTGAAATACTTTTCTATTCAATGGGAAGTATATTACGTCGCCTTCGTTTGGTCTTTCTTGATTATTAATTGTTCCAATTTCTTGGTTCCAAATTCTTTGTGCTACAGAAAATGTTACCTGGTCTCTTATTTCGAGACCGAACTTAGACATGAAGTTACCATCGCCAGTAAACCCATTTACGGACTTAATATACATTTCAATTTCAATTGCTTGTTCATAAATTGATTGATCGTCAGCAGTGTATAGCTGATCAAAATTACCAAGCTTACGTGGTACATAAAGCATATCTTGGCCATATATTTGGATCGCTTCAATAATTAAATTCTCAAGGAGAAGCTGCTCCTGAGAAGATTTAAAATTATTGAAAAAAAAGCTGGTTGCGATGTTAGCCTCCTACTTTCTTTTTACATTTGTCATTGTGATACCTGCCTATATTTCCTGCATTTCCTTCAAAATCACAATGAATACATTTGATTTTCTTATTATTTAGGTTTTTAAAATGTGTTGTTTCTTTTCTTTCGTTTCTACGTTCTTCTGACCATTTTTTGCCTCTATTAGCTTCTGCTGCCATAGCTAAAGCTTTCGAGTTATCTTTACCTGTATTTTTTCCAATCATAGATACACGGCGTTTTTCACGAACATTTAGGTCGGATGATTTGTTATCTCGTGTTGCCAACCCAAGAAGATAATTCTCACGAATTTCAGGATGAGACATAGCTTCTTTGGTACGAATAGATATTTTTTCAGATATTGTTTTTACTTTTTCTGGGTATGTTGTCCAATGACCAGTGGATTTAATATTTAAATTATAATATCTAGTTTTTAACTCATGATCTTTTATCATACTCAAATAACGAAATTCTTCTTCCATCAGTTCTTTTCTACTTGAAAATATTTTTTTAATAATTTTTCTTTTAAAATCATTTGGTCTATGAGAATGTGCTTGTTTCATCCAAGTTGAACTACAAATATATCCATCATCTTCTGTTCCCCAATGTGAACCTATATAAAATCTGCTGTGTTTTTTATCAAACCAGATATAAACAAATCCATATTTTTTCATTTTTAATACTCCTGTAAATTGTTATACAAGAGTATTTATAAAAGTATATATTTCAACCTATCATATCTATAATTGGGAGGCTATAACTAGAAATCATTTCTGCCTCAAGCTCTTTACGTTCTTCTGTAGCTTCATCGTAAATCGCCTGACCATTAAATGTTAAACCACCAGGAAGCTGCATTCCCTGATACTTCTTGATATTAGATCCCCATTGTTGTTTAATGAGAGCAGTAGAATAACGAGCTAGCCAACGATCACCCCATACATTAGTATATGTGTTGGGGTCTACAACTTGGTATGCTTCGATTATCAGATAATCATCAACATTGATAATATTCCAATCCATATCTACATAAAATTTATTGGTATGGCGATTATATCTTATCTGTTGTTGGCCAACTAACATCTGTTCAAGAAACTGCACATGCGTGAGAGCCATGTAATATGGCACCATCGATACAGATGTAAGAGTATAAAGATCGTTTAATGCAATTTGATAACGAATATTAAATAAGTTATTTGTGTTTAATCCTTGCCCGACAGGGAAAATACTTACAGTGCCAATAATATTTTCTGGTAGTGTAATATACTTGTTATCAATATCAGTTTGTTGAATTCGATATTTGTAATATGTTTTTTCTGTACCATCAAAATGATAATCGGCGAAATATAGCAATGCCTCATCAACACGATCATCAACCTGATCATCGTCCACGTTGATTTCAATAACTGGCTTACCTAATTTTCTTAGGCAGTATTCTTTGAAATCTGCTCTTGTGGTTGGTATTGCCATTTTTGTTCCTGTCCG